GTGACGCGCACACCGTCTCAGAATGAAAATTTCCGAACCCTGGGGGTGTCATGGTCGGCAGGACCCCGAAGCCGGCCGGCCTGAAGCTGCTGGAGGGCCGCGGCAACGGCAAGGACTCCGGCGGCCGCGAGGTGAAGCCGGTGCCGGGGTTCACGCGGCTGCCACCGGAGCCGCCGGATTTCCTGGCCGGCCCGGCCCGCGAGATGTGGGACCAGGTCGTCGCCGAGCTGCAGCGGCTGCAGCTGCTCAAGCCGATCGACCAGGCCGCACTGACCGCGCTGTGTCTGACGTGGGAGCGGCTGTGCAAGGCGCAGCGCATCGTCGAGCGGGACGGCATGGTCCTCGACACCGAGAAGGGCCCGGTGAAGAACCCGGCCGTCATGATCCTCGAAGCCGCCAGCAAGGAGCTGCGCGCCTGGTCGAGCGAGTTCGGCCTGACCCCGTCGGCCGAAGGGCGCCTCGGCATCCCCGCCCCGGACCCCGATGGCGACGACGACAACCCGTTCGGCTGAGCGGGCCGACCGGTACGATCCCAAGGAGCTGCGCCGCCTCAAGATCTCCCCTGAGGTCGGCTGGTACCTGCACAGCCGCGGGATCCCGCTGCCGGAGCACCCGCCGAAGTTCAAGACTCCCGAGCCGCGCCGGCTGGCCGGCGCCCGGTTCGACCCCGAGCGCGTCGACCGGGTCCTGGCCGCGTTCAAACAGCTGCGCCACACGCAGGGCCAGTGGGCCAGACAACCGCTGACGCCCGACCCGTGGCAGGTCGCCTACATCCTGGCGCCCGTCTACGGCTGGGTACGGCTCAACGACTCCGGCCACTGGGCGCGCATCGCCCGAATCCAATACGTCGAGGTGCCCCGCAAGAACGGCAAGACCACGCTCGCCGGCGGCCAGGCCGTCTACCTGATGGGTGCCGACGGCGAGAACGGCGCCCAGGTCATCGCCGCCGCGGCGTCCAAGCCACAGGCCCGGTTCTGCTTCGACCCGATCAAGGCTGTCGCGCAGAAGAGCCCGGGGCTGAAGAAGAACGTCACGGTGATGCGGGACCGGATCCTGCATCCGAAGTCCGGCTCCTACTTCGAGGCCGTCTCCAGCCTCGCCGACCTGATCCACGGCGCGAACATCCACGGCGGCGTCATCGACGAGCTGCACGTGCACAAGACCGGCGGCCTCGTCGAGGCCATCGTCACCGGCACCGGCGCCCGCGAGCAGCCGCTCATCGTGATCATCACGACGGCCGACGACGGCAAGCCGAACTCGGCCTACGCCGAGTACCGGCTGCTGGTCGAGCGGCTGACCCGCAAGGTGCTGGTCGACTTCAGCATGTACGGGGTCATCTTCGCCGCGGACCCGAAAGACGACCCGCACGCGGAGAGCACCTGGCGCAAGGCGAACCCCGGTTACGGGATTTCTCCGACGAAAGAGTTCCTGCAGCAGGCCAGTACGAAGGCCAAGAACTCGCCGGCCCAACTGGCCAGCTTCCTGCGCCTGCACTTGGGTATCCGCACCAGGCAGGTCACGAAGTTCATCAGCTTGCAGTCCTGGGATGCGAACGCCGGCCCGGGACCAATCGATGAGGCCGAGCTCGCCGACCGGACCGCCTTCGGCGGCCTGGACCTCGCCTCGACGTCCGACGTCACGGCCCTGGCCTGGCTGTTCCCGGCCGAGGACGGCACCTTCGACGCCATCTGGCGGCTGTGGATCCCCGAGGACAACCTTGAGGACCTGGACCGGCGTACCGCGAACAATGCGACCGCGTGGGTGCGCGACGGCTGGCTGGCGCTGACGCCCGGCAACGTCACCGACTACGACTTCATCGAAGCGCAGATCCGCCGCGACCTGGAGGCCTTCGATGTCCAGGACGTCGCCTACGACCGCTGGAACTCATCCCAGATGGTCAACAACCTGACCGCCGAGGACGTCCCCATGTCCCCGATCGGCCAGGGCTACCAGTCCCTGACCGCGCCCACCAAGGAGCTGCAGCGGCTGCTGCTGCAGGGCCGCAAGCGCGGCCCGGTGCTGCGACATGGCGGCAACCCCGTCCTGCGCTGGATGATCGACAACTTGGCCGTACAGACCGACGCCGCCGGCAACGTCAAGCCGGCCAAGGACAAGGGCGCCGACAAGATCGACGGCGTCGCAGCGCTGATCAACGCGCTCGAGCGCACCCTGCGCACCGAGGCGCCGTCAGAGTCCGTGTACGAGGAGAGAGGGCCGGTGATCCTGTGAGGCCCCGTCGACTCATCCGCCGCATGCTGCGCGAACGCTTCCTGGTTACCACCGCCGCCGGCACCTTCGACGGCGTCCTGCTGGACGCCGACGGGCGGCACTACGTGCTGGCCGACGCCGCGGCGCTGACCCCCGACGGTGAGCGGACCCCGGTCGACGGCCACTTGTGGATCCCCGCGGAGACCGTGACCTACCTGCAGCGGCCGGAGGTCTGAGCGCATGTTCCTGTCCAACGGCGCCCCGGTGCTGGTGCCGACCGGCACCCTGGCCGACACCACGCCGATGTTCGCCGACGCGAACTACTACTCGCGCTCGGCGCTGGAGCTCACCGGCCGGATGGCCGCCTACGGGCAGATCTACCGCAAGCAGCTGTGGGTCGGCGCGATCGTGCGCAAGCTGGCCCGCTCCACCGCCCGGCTGAACCTGGACCTGCGCGAATCGTCGGATCCGCAGGCCGGCCTCGACACCGTCTCGCCGCTGGCGCAGCTGCTGGCGCGCCCGAACGCCCGGTTCGACCCGTACAAGTTCTGGTTCTGGACCAGCGCCACATACGACGTCTACGGCGAGACGTTCTGGCTGAAGCTGCGCGACCTGGACGGTGTCGTGCGCGAGCTGCAGCCGATGCACCCGACCAACGTGGTGGTGCACCGGGACTACAAGGGGGAGCTCGGGGAGCCCGGCAGCCTGTGGTACATCTACACCACCGGCGTGCGCACCGTGTCGATGCTGCCGCCGATCCCCGCGGCCGACGTCGTGCCGTTCCTGTCCTACAACCCCGACGACACCGAGCGCGGCGTGTCCAACCTGGAGGGGCTGCGCGAGACGCTGCTCGCCGAGGACGCCATGCGCCGCGCCAGCGCCTCGTTCTGGCGCAACGGGGCCAGGCCGGCGATGGTGCTGAAGACCGACAAGAAGCTGTCCGACCCGGCGATCCTGCGGCTCAAGGCCCGCGTCGACTCCGCGCACGGCGGCGCCGACCGGATGGGCGGCACGCTGGTCCTGGAAGACGGCATGGAAGTCACGCCGATGCAGCTCAACGCCGAGGAGCTGCAGTACATCGAGAGCCGCAAGATCAACCGCGAGGAGGCGTGCGCGGCCTACGACGTGCCGCCGCCGGTGGTGCACATCCTGGACAAGGCCACCTTCTCCAACATCACCGAGCAGATGCGCAGCATGTACCGGGACACGATGGCGCCGCGCCTGGCCGAGCTGGAGTCGATCGTCGGGCACCACCTGGTCCCGGACTTCGGCGGCCGCCAGATCCCGCGGTTCAACCTCGACGATGTCCTGCGCGGCGACTACGAGACCCGCGCCGACGCCTCGGCGAAGCTGGTCACCAGCGGCATCATGAAACCGGCCGAGGCCAGGCCCGGATTCAACCTGCCGCCGGCCGGCCCCGAGGCCGACAAGCTCTACGCCAACCAGGCCACCCAGCCGCTGGGCACGCCGGTCGGCGGGGCCCAGCCGGCGCTGCCGCCGGGGACGCGGCCGCCGCCGGCGATCGAGGGCCCGCGGCCCGACGCCGTCCGCGCTGAGCGCTCGCTGATGGGCCGACTGGGCAGCCTGAAGTCCGTCGACCGCGGCCGCCAGGTGCTCGTCGAGGAGCACGCCCGCGCCCTGCGGCAGCTGTTCGCCGCCCAGCGCGACGACGCCCTGGCCAGCGTCGCCCGCAAAGCCCTGTTCAACGCGCAGACCTGGGACCAGGCCCTGTCCGACCTGCTGGAGGGGCTGGCGACAGCCACGGCCAAGGTCTTCGGCAGCCAGGCCGCGAGCTCCCTGGGAGGGACGTTCGACGTCGCCGAGATGGCCGGCTGGATCCGCGACAACGCCACCACCTCGGCGCAGCGGATCAACACCACCACGCTGGACCAGCTCGCCGCGGCCCTGGAGGACGCCGCCGACCCGGCCGCCGCCATCGCACAGGTCTACGACACCCTCACCGGCTCCCGCTCGGATCAGATCGCCGGCACCCGCGTCACCGTCGTCGGCGGCCTGGCCCAGCGCACCGCCGCCCGGCAGTCCGGCGCCACCGCCAAGACCTGGGTCACCGGGCCGAACCCGCGGGCCGACCACGCCGGGCTGGCCGGCGAGACGGTGCCGCTCGGCAAGCCGTTCAGCAACGGCATGGACGGCCCCGGCGACCCGTCCGGCGGCGCCGACGAAGTCGCCGGCTGCAACTGCTCGCTGTCGTTCACCTAGGAGCGCCATGACGACCACCATCGTCCGCAAGGACGCCCTCGCCTCCATCACCCCCGGCGAGGATGACGCGAGCTCGCCGAACGGCAGCTTCCACATCATCTTGTCCACCGCGACCAAGGACCGCGACGGCGAAGAGCTGCTGCCTGATCAGTGGGAGCAGCCGCTGCCCGGCCACATCACGATGGACGTCGACCACGGCATGTCCGTGGCCTCCACCGTCGGGTCCGGAGTGCCGACCTTGGAGGGCGGGCAGCTGCACGTGCGCGGCACCTACGCCTCGATCCCCCGGGCCCAGGAGGTACGCGCCCTAGTCAACGAGGGGCACATCAAGACCACCTCGGTCGCCTTCCTGCGCAAGAGCGGCAGCGACGGCAAGGGCGTCAAGAAGGTGAGTCGCGAGCTGCTCAACGGCGCGTTCGTCGCCATCCCCTCCAATACAGAGGCGCTGGTCCTGGACAGCAAGAGCGCCGCGGCCGCCAAGGAGGACAGGCGCAACTCCGGTACGGACGCCCAGATGATCCAGGCGATCCACGACCACGCCGCCGGCCTCGGCGCCGCGTGCAACGCCGGCGGCAAGGCCGCCCGCAAGGACGCCGACACCGAGCAGGCCGACGACCCGGGCACGCTCGCCCAGGGCGTCGACGCCGCCATCGACGAGGCGATCGACCTGCTCGCGCAGGTCGACGCCACCACACTTCCCGAGCCGGTCCAGCAGGCCATCGCGCTGATCACCAGCGCCGACGCCACGATCGACAATCTGCTGGCCGCGCTCGGGGTAGCCGATCCGGACGAGACCGACGACCAGACCGCCGGAGCCGACGACGCCGCCAAGGCCGCGCAGTCCGCTCCCGCCGCCGATGCCGCCGCCCTGGCCGATCGCATGAAGGCAACCCGCGCCCGCGCGCTCGCCGCGCTGGCAGACGCTTACAAGAAAGCAGGAAGCTGATATGCCATCGCTGTTGGAGGCCAAGGAGAGCGTCAAGACGCTGTCCTTGAAGGCCCTGGAGGTCGTCGAGTCGACGACCATGACGCCGTCCGAGCAGAAGGACGCGCTGGACAAGATCGAGGAGGACCTCGAGAAGGCACAGAAGGACGTCGCGAACCTCACCCACGTCGAGGAGAAGCGCGCGAAGTTCATGGCGGCCTCGAACGGCGACCTGGCCGCCGCCGCCGAGGCCGAGGGCCGCCAGGTCCTCAAGAGCCTCGGCGAGCAGTTCGTCGAGTCCGATGGCTACAAGGCGCTGTGCAAGCGCGGCTTCGGCGGCGAGTGGAGCTCCGGCCAGGTCGAGCTGAAGACGACCCTGACCGAAGGCACGGTCGCCAGCCCGGGCCCCGGCTTCGCGCCGATCGCCACCCCGGTGGTGCTGCCCGGCGTCGTGGACATCCGGTTTCAGCCGCTGGTCATCGCCGACCTGATCCCGCAGGGTGCCACCACCAGTACCCTGATCCGGTACCTGGTGGAGACCGTGGTCACCAACGCCGCGGCCGCCACCGCTGAAGGCGCGGCCTACGGCGAGTCGGCACTCACCTTCGACAAGGTCGACGAGACCCTGAAGAAGATCACGACGATCCTGCCGACGTCGGATGAGATGCTCGAGGACTGGCTGCAGACCCAGTCCTACATCAACGCCCGCCTGCAGCTGTTCATCAACCTCAAGGAGCAGTCCCAGCTGCTGTCCGGCTCCGGCTCGGGTGCGAACATCCTGGGTCTGCTCAACCGGACCGGGCTGGCCACCGCCATCCCCAAGGCCGGCGACGGCGGCTCGATCCCCGCCTCGGACAACTCGATGGACGCGATCTACCGGCAGATCACCCAGCTGCGGATCACCTCGTACATGGAGCCCGACGCCACCGTCATCGACCCGATCGCCTGGCAGAACATCCTACTGGCCAAGAACACCCAAGGCTTCTACTACGCCAACGGTCCGTTCGTCTCCGAGGCCGACTCGATGCTGTGGGGCAAGAGGGTCGTGCACACCCCGGCCATCAGCGCCAACACCGCCCTGGTCGGCGCCTTCGCGCAGGCCGCGCAGATCTTCCGCAAGGGCGGCGTCACCGTCGAGGCATCCAACAGCCACAACGACAACTTCTCCAAGGGGATCGTCTCGATCCGCGCCGAGAAGCGCCTGTCGCTGGCCGTATACCGGCCCGGTGCGTTCGGCACCGTCACCGGCCTGTAGACCGATCCGGCCGCGGCCGCCTACCCCGCGCCGCGGCCGGATCGCACCACCCCACCGACAAGGAGGACCGGACCGTGTCCGAACCCGTCACTGAGCACGATGCCGTCACCGACCTGCCCGGCGCCCCGCCGGACCCGTCACCGGATCCGCCGGTCACCGTCGAAGCGCCCTGGCATAACGCGCCGGGCACCGGCGCCTACACCGAGCCGGAGGTGACGACCGTCCGCGCCTACGGCAAGCAGGACGACGGCACGGTGGTCGCCAAGGTCCTGGAGCCGCCGCCGCGGCCGCGCGCCACCCGCGGCCGCCGCGCCTCGGCCAAGGCCTCGGCCGAAACACCGCAGGAGTCCGGAGACGCCGAGGACGCCGACGGCGAGGCGGCCTGATCAATGGCCTACGCCACCCCGGCCGACCTGGCCAGCTTCATGCAGGTGCCGTCGGTGGACACGGCCACGGCCAACCTGATCCTGGGCGGCGTGTCCATCGCCATGGACGAGTGGGCCGGCCAGCCCCTGGCGCAGCAGGACATCACCGGGCTGCTGATCGACGGCACCGGCACCGCCGAGCTCCTGCTGCCCGGCTTCCCGGTCAACTCGGTCGCCTCCATCGAGATCCTCGGCGCCGACGGCATCTGGACGCTGCTGACCGCCGGCGTCGACTACGACTGGTCGGCCTCCGGGGTGCTACGCCGCCGCTGGCCCCACCCGGATCCGGCCGGCGACCTCGCCCCGCCGTGGCCCGGGCGCCCGGAATCGGTCCGCGCCGCTTACAACCGCGGCGCCGGCGGGGTGTCCGAGGCGCTGCGGTTCGTGTGCCTGGGCGCCTCGGCCCGCCTGATGCCGAACCCCTCCGGACTGGTCTCCGAGCAGATCGGCGGGATGCAGCTGCGATACAGCGCCAAGACCAGCGGCATGGAGTTCACCGCCCTGGAGCAGCGCATTCTGGACCGCGCCTCCGAATCGTTCCTCGCCTGACCCGGGAGGTCTGCATGAGCGCCGCTCCACCCGGCACCGAAACCGTGTCCATCGCCCGCGCCGACGGCACCAGCATCGCGGTCACCGTCCACTACGACCCCGCCACCCGAGCCTGGTCCGACCCGGCCGCCACCGTCGACGGCACCGGCGGCGCCGTTCTGGTGCTCAACACCCCCGGGCCCGTTCCGATGCCTGTCCAGGCCGGCATCCCGGTCTCCGCCGCGGTCATGATCGCCACCGGCGTTCCGGACCGCGGCCAGGGCGGCATCCTGCTTATGCAGGACATGCCGCCATGGGCGTAGCCCGCGTCCAGAACGCTTCCGACGGCGTCAACGGCGCCAGCCTGACGGTGAACCTGGGCGCCGCACCGACCACCGGGAACCTCCTGATCGGCTGGGCCAACAGCGACGCGCTGGTGGGCATCGGCGGCTCCGGCTGGAACGCAGGGCCGTCGATCATCGACGGGAACGGCGCCTACAGCTGGTGGAAAGTCGCCGGCGCCGGCGAGCCGACCTCGACGACGTTCACGCCGTCGGTGCCGGACTGGATCACCGCCGGCGTGCTGGAGTACTCCGGCCTCACCGGCTCGCTGGACACCTCCGGCAGCGCGATGATCTCCGGTACGCCGTCGACGTCGACGACGACCGTCACGCTGACGTCGGCCGCCGACCACGAGCTCGGCGTCGCCCTGGCCCTGCTGCACGCCTCCAGCCCCGCCGCCGACCCGACCGCGCCGTCCTGGTCTGGCGGCTACAGCACCGTCCAGACCCAGGGCGTCGCCGGCGGCCCGTCCAAGGTCTTCTCGCTGATCGGGGACAACCTCGACCTGGGCGCGGCTGGCTCGACCGGCGTCGCCGCGTCCTGGACCGGCTCCTGGCCGGACGCCCAGGCGCTGGTGCTGCTGTTCACCGCAGTCGCCGGCGCGCACGGCACCGCCTCGCCGGCGTCGACGTCGGCACTGTCCGCGGCCGGCACCCGGGTGGTGCACGGCGCGGCCACGATCAGCTCGGTGGCCGCGGCCGCAGGCTCAGGGCGGCAGGTCGCTCACGGCGCTGCGACCGCCGCCTCGGCCTCCGCGGCCGCGGCCGCCGGGCACGGCATCGCCCACGCCAGCGCGCACCCGGCGGCGGCCAGCGCGGTGTCCGCGGTCCCGGACGCCCACTCCCGGCGCACCCCGCGCCCCTACACCGGCACCACACTGCGCCCCTGAGGAGGACTCCATGTCCGGTCTGACCGCCGCGACCGCGAACAAGGTGCTCGACCACGTGAACTCGGTCAGCGCGTTCACGGCGCCGACCGCGCCGCTGAAAGCGCGGCTGATGACCGCCAACGGCTCGGCCTCCGCGGCCGGCACCGAGGTGGCCGGCGGCTCCTACGCCCCGCAGACCGTGGTCTTCGGCTCGGCGGCCTCCGGCGCCGCGGCGAACAACGCCGCGGTGACGTTCACCGGCATGCCGCCGATCACCGTCGTCGGCGTCGAGGTCTGGGACACATCCAGCACTCCCCAGCGGCTCTGGTGGGGCCCGCTATCCGCCAACAAGACGCTGAACAGCGGCGACACGTTCCAGTTCGACACCGGCGCGCTCGGAGTGAGCCTGACATGAGCGTCCTGGCCGTCGAGGAGGTCACCGTCGTGCGAGCCCCCCTGGCGACCGGCCGCTACGGCGGCCAGACCCGCGACTGGACCGCGGCGACCCGCACCGCCTACCAGGGCGTATCCGTCCAGCCGGCCGCCTCCAGCGAGGACGTCCGCGACCGCGAGCTGCTCATCGACACGTTCACACTGTTCACCTCCCGGGGGTTCGACATCGACCTGCTGGCGACCGACCGCGTCGAGTGGAACGGCATCACCCTGCAGGTCGACGGCCGCGTCGAGCGCTGGCCGGCGCCCGGCGGCGGCGTCCACCACGTCGAGGCCTCGCTGAAGCAGGTGAGCGGCTGATGGCAGGCAGGTTCGTGCCGAACCCGGGCTTCGAGCGGGAGCTGTTCCACTCCGCCGAACTCACGCAGCTGGTGTATGAGGCCGGCGACCGGATCCTGGCCGAGGCCCGGCGCAACGCCGCCGCCGAGGCCAGCAGCGGCGACTTCGAGGCCTCCCTGGAGAAACGGGACCATCGCTCGCGCTCCGGCCGGCCGATCTCCACCGTCTACAGCGACGACCCGGGCGCCTTGTCGATCGAGTTCGGCACCAAGACCACTCCGCGGCACCGGTTCCTGGGCCGCGCGCTCGAAGCCGCATAGGAGGAAGGCCATGAAGGTCAAGCTCAACGCGTTCCGGGGCGAGGACCGCCCCGGCGACGTCATCGACGTCACGGATACCGAGGCGGCCGAGCTCATCGCCCACGGCGCCGCGTTTCCCGCCGACGCAGGCAAGACCAAGACGTCGAAGACGCGGGAGCCCGCGGCACGGCGCCGCACCGTCCGCGGCGAGGCGGCACTCCAGGCGAGTTCTGAGACCCAGGGCGACGAGCTGCCCTCCGAGCCGTGACCGATCCGACGCCGGTCCTGCCCGTCGACGACGAGGCCCTGGTCTGCGGATGGCTGGCCGGCCGGACCGAGCTCGCCGGCGTCACCGTCGCCGACCGGCTGCCCGATGCCTACGACGGCACCCAGCTGGTCGTCACCGTCACCCGCATCGGCGGCTCCATGGACACCGGAGGCGGCGGCCAGTGGCTCGATCGGCCCCGCCTGGACATCGACTGCCACGGCCCGGACAAGGCCGTCGCCAAGGACTTGTCCGCCAAGGTCCGCGCCGCGCTGGCCGTGGCCCGGTGGGCCGACCACAGCGCCGCCGGCGCCGTGTGGACGGACTGCCGCGAGGACGTCGGCCCCCAGTGGCTGCCGGACCCCGACTACCCCGGAGCCGGCCGATACCTGCTGCAGGTGTCCCTGTCGATCCACCCCACCCTCGGCTGACCGCCCGCCGACACGAAAGAGAGCCCGCCCATGCCCACCCCCACATCCATCACCTCCGGCGACCTGCGCGTCGCCAACCGCGGCCGCGTCCTGGCAGCCCCCAAGGGCTCCGTGGTGCCGACCGACACCACCACCGCCTGGGACGCCGCCTGGTCAGACCTCGGCTACTGCGACGAGAAGGGGGTGACGTTCAGCAAGAAGGACTCCAAGACCGCGATCAAGGCCTGGCAGTCGATCAGCCCGGTCCGCTACATCCTCACCGACCGCGACATCCACCTTGCCTTCGTCATGGAGCAGTGGAACAAGAAGACCTTGGCCGTCTACAGCAACGAAGGCCTCTCCGCGGTCGTCGCCAACGGGTCGGTCAGCGGCGAGTACAAGCTCTCCTTCACCCCGAACCCCAAGGACCAGGAGTTCATGCTCGGCGTCGAATGGTCCGACGACGTCAACACGATCACACACCGCGTCGTCTGCGTACGCGGCTCGATCAGCGACACCGCAGACATCCCGCTCAACCACGCCGGCCTGGCCACCCTCGGCGTCACCTACCAGACCATGGCCACCGACGCGGTCACCGACCTGGTCACGCTGCTGATGAAGGACCCGTCGATGGCGCCGTAGGCGCCGCGACCCCCCGAGCGCGGCGGCCCGCCGGGGAAGTCGGGTCGCCGCTTCACTTCCCCAACACCTGAAGGAAAGTTCAGCCATGACGTATGACGTAGACCAGGAACGAGCGCGGCGTGCCGAGGCCGCCGGCGGAACACACTGGTCCTTCAAGTTCGGCGGCGCCGAGTACCAACTGCCGCGGGAGGTCCCGCTCGAAATCGCCAAGGACCTGGAGGCGCTGACTGCAGGCGATCAACCCGCCCTGTTCGCCATGCACAAAGCGTTGAAAGGGCTGCTCGGGAAGCAAGCCGCGAAGTTCCCGTTCGAGACGATGAGCCTGCCGGATTTCCAGGGCATCTTCGATGCCTACTTCACTGAGATCGGGACATCGCCGGGGGAATCTCAGGGCTCGCCGGCCTCATCCGCACCCACGGCGACGCCCTCGAAGCGGACCTCCAAGCCACATACCAAGTCGGCCTCGCGGACCTCTACAAAGGCACGCTGACCTGGCGCCGCCTTTCCGTACTCGTCCGGCATCTGCCCGCTGACGGGATCCTGGCCCGGGCCCGCGCCGGCGGCGCACTGTGGAGCGACACCGAGCACCTCCTGGCCGGCGTCTTCGACTCCCTGCAGGTCCTGCAGTGGATGTACGCGACCGCGCACCGGGACCCCGACGCGCGGCCGCTGCCGCACCCTGAGCCGCTGCCCCGCCCCGGCCAGGAACCGGCGCCCGAGCCGTCCCCGGCATCCCGCTATGCGGCGCTGGCCGACGTGCCCGCCGCGACCCCTGCAGAGCTGGCCGCCTGGCTGAACACCTGAAAACGCGAACCCCCGGAGGTGGGAGATGTCCTCATCGCTGTCCGGGGGGACCGCCTACGTCGACGTCGCCCTCGGCAAGACCCAGGATCTGCAGCGCGGCGTCGCCACCGCCGGCGAGAGCGCCGCCGACACCGCGAAATCGTCGTTCCTGGGCCGTGTCGGCTCCATCGCCCTCGGCGGCGCCCTGGGCAATGCCCTGAGCAGTGGCATCAGCAGCGCGTTCTCCCTGGGCAAGGAGGCCGTATTCGGGTTCAACAGCCAGTTGCAGCAGGCCGACATCGGGTTCACCACGATGCTCGGCAGCGCCGGCAAGTCCAAGCGGTTCCTCGACCAGCTGCAGCAGTTCGCGAAATCGACTCCGTTCGAATTCGGGAATCTGGTTTCTAATGCGCAAAACATGATGGGCATGGGCATTGCCGCCAAAGATGTCATCCCGGACTTGACCGCCCTGGGCGACTCGGTCGCCTCCATCGGCGGCTCCGCCCAGCAGGTCGACTCGGTGACCCTGGCGTTCGACCAGATGAACGCCAAGGGCACGCTCGACATGGGCAATATGAACCAGCTGATGCAGAACGGCGTGCCCTCGGCGCTGAAGGTCTTGGCCGCGCATTACAAGGTGACGACCGGCCAGATGATCGAGATGATCTCGACCGGGAAAATCCAGAGCTCCGAGGCCCTGCCCGCCCTGGTTCAGGGCATCGAGAAGGGCACCTCGGCCACCGCCGCCCTCGGCGGCATGATGGACAAGCAGTCCCACACCATGGCCGGCGCCCTGTCCAACATCAAGGACTCCGCGACCCAGGCGATCGCCGGCGCTTTCAAGCCGGTCTTCGACGCCGCGAGCTCCTCGGCCCAGGGGCTGGCGAACTTCTTGGGCTCCGACGCCATCAACAGCGCCTCCAAGAAGGTCAGCGGCGGTCTGACCAGCGCGTTCAAGGGCGTGTCGGACACGGTCGGCGGTGTCCGGCGCGGCTGGTCGGACTTCTACACCGACGTCGGCTCCAAGAGCGTCGCCGAGCGGATCGGCGCGCAGACCCGCAACGCCCTCGGCCTGGTCGCCGATATCGGCGTCGGGTTCAAGCGCGCCTACGACTACGGCGGGCCGGCCGGCTCGGTCATGGAGGGCATCGGCCAGAAAGCGCGCGAGGCCTGGGACCGGGCCAAGCCGATCGCCTCGGAGCTCTGGGACAGGATCAAGTCCGGTGTCGCCACCGCCGGCCCGATCCTCAAGGCCCTGTTCCTCGACCGGCTCGAGACCCTCAAGGCGATCGCCCGGGACGCCTACCCGATCGTCGTCAGCCTCGCCCGCGGCATCGGCCCCGTCCTCGGCCAGGAGCTGCGCTCGGCCGGCGACCTGATCACGCAGCACCTGCTGCCGGCGTTCCTGCGGATCTCCCAGTTCGTCCAGCAGCAGCTGATCCCGCGCGTCGCAGATTTCGCCGCCTTCGCCGTACAGCACCTGATCCCGATCTTCCACCAGGTCGGCGACGTGATCTCGCAGAAGATTCTGCCCATGGTGGGCCGCATGGCCGACCTATTCGTCGAGAAGGTGCTGCCCGCGCTGCAGCCGCTGATCCGCGACGGCTTCGGGATGCTGAAGGACGCGATCGCGAAACTCACCCCGGTCGCGCAGGACCTGATCAAGTGGTTCTCGGAGAACGCGCTGCCGGTGATCGAGAAAAATCGCCGAGGTCCTCATCGGCAAGGTGATCCCGTTCGTCCTGCAGGTCGCCGACGTCCTGCTCAAGGTCCTGCGACCGGCCTTCGACATCACGATTGCGATCATCCGGAACGTGGTGATCCCCGTCATCAAGGGCGTCGCCGACGTCCTGCTGGGCATCGTCGACGCCGGCGCCTCCACGGTGTCCGGCCTGATCACGGCGATCCACGGCATCACCGACACGATCGGCTGGTTCAAGGACCAGTTCACCCAGGTCAAGACGTGGATCACCGACCGTCTCGATGACGTGGTCAAGTCGATCAAGGACGTGCCGGGCAAGCTCAAAGACGCCGGCGCCGGCATGTGGGACTGGATCTCAGAGAGCTTCAAGTCCGCGATCAACACCGTGATCGGCTGGTGGGACGACTTGCGCTTCACGCTGCCGAAGGTCCACATCCTCGGCGTCGGCGACGTCGGCGGCGGCGAGATCGGCGTGCCCTACATCCATCCCCTTGCCGCCGGCGGCCTGGTGCTGCCGACGCCCGGCGGCACGGTCGTGCGCGTCGCCGAGGCCGGCCAGGCCGAGATCGTCTCCCCGATCCCCAAGATGGAGGAAGCCATGGCCCGGGCCCTGGCCAAGCACCCCATCGGCCGCGACGCCCCGCTGATCGGCACGGTCAACGTCCCCTCCGGCCTGTCCGCGCACGGCGTGTCCGAGTACCTCTACGCCAAGATCTCCCCACGCCTGTCGATGGCGGGCTGACGTGGCCGGCGACCTGATCACCGGCGATTACCAGATGCAGCTGGGCACGCTGCTGCTCGGCGCCGGCACCGCCTATGAGATCGACGCCGACGAGGGCCTGACCGGCTGGGACGACCTGCCCGGGCTGGACCTGGCCGACGTGCCCCGCCCGGCGGCCCCCGGCGCGTACCCCGGCAGCATCTACCCGCAGTCCCGCATCATCACCGTCAAACTGTCGGTGCACGACGACGGGCCCGGCCACGCCGCCAACGTGGCCGCGCTGCGCGCCGCCATCACCGCCAGCCTGGCCGGCGAGGTCCCGCTCGCCGTCCAGCTCGGCGGCCTGCTGACCTACTGCGGCGTGCGGTGCCTGCAGCGCTCGCTGCCCATCGGCGACAACTACGCCGGCCGCCGCACCGGCAAGGCGATGCTGCAGTTCGAGGCCACCGACCCGCGCCGCTACACCGCCACGCTGTCCAGCGCGCGCACCACCCCGCCCGCCGCGCTCGGCGGCATCACCTGGCCCGTGACCTGGCCGCTGGTCTGGCCCGCCGGACTGGCCGGCGGCACCGTGTACGTCGCCAACGGCGGCGACTACAACACCCCGCCGGTCATCACGGTGCGCGGCCCGCTCACCACCCCGGCGGTCTACCGGCAGGACACCGGCGACGTCCTGGAGCTCAACACCACCCTGGGCGCCGCCGACGTCGTCGTGATCGATGTCCTGGCCGACACCCTCACGCTCAACGGGACCTCGGCCCGAACCCTGCTGTCGGACCGCTCCAAGGCCGTCAGCAGCTTCCTGATGCCGCCGGGCAACACCGCGCTGGCCCTGCGCGCAGCCATCACAGATCCGTCCGCGTCGATGACCGTCACGTGGCGGTCCGCCTACCTGTAAGGATCCTGACATGACGGCTGTGCGGATCTTCGCCATCGCCGGCACCACCGACCCGGCCGAGGACTACCGGCTCATCGACTCCGGACTGCTCGTCCCGGTCTCCGCGCTCAATGCGCGCTCCGGCGTGACCAGCACGCCCACCCTGACCGGCACCGGCAGCCTGACCTGCAACGTCGGCCCCTTCACCGCGGCCATCGACGGCACCTCGAACGCCCAGCAAGGCGTCTACCGGATCGCCGTCGACGGACCCACCGCCATCACCGTCACCGCCGGGGCGTCACAGGCCCGCGTCGACCTGATCTACGCCCAGATCCTCGACAACGCCTACGACGCCTCCGGCCAGACCAAAGGCCAAGTGCAATACCTCGCCGGCACCCCCGGCTCCGGCTCCGCCCCGGCCACCCCGGCGAACGCGATCCCGCTGTTCACCATCGCGGTCCCCGCGAACGCCACCAGCCTCACCTTCAGCACCGCCGCCACGGCGGTGTTCCCCTACACCGCGGCCATCGGCGGCATCGTGCCGGTACGCTCGGCGGCCGATCAGCCGCCCGTGGTCTCCGGTGTGCAGTACCGCCACCGGCTGGACGTGACCGCCGCCGGCAGCGGCCCGTCGCCGCTGGAGTCCTCGGTGAACGGCACCACCTGGACGCCGGTGAGCAATCCGGACGGCGCCTACGGCACCTGGACGAACACGACCGTGGGCGGTCTTTTCAACGCCTCCACCCAGGCGCCCCAGTACCGCACCGCCCCCGGCGGCCGGATCGAGCTGCGGGGCTCGGTGACGACCAACGGAACGGTCGCCCCCGGGATCGGCATCCTGGGCGGCCTGCCCACCCCCGGCAACATCCGCGTGCTGCCGGCGGGGGCGGGCTACGGAGGCGCCTACCTCCAAATCCCCAGCGGCGCCTCGGTCATGACCGTGCAGACCGGCGCGGGATCCGTGGGCACCGGGGTCGTCTTCGGCTTCGACGGCCTGTCCTACACGCTCTGATGGCCGACTACCGGATCCGGTTCGCCGACACCCTCACCGACGCCAACCTCGACGAGTTCCCGCTGGCCGGCCCCACGTTCAGCCTGCAGATCAGCGGCGCAGGCGAGCTGCAGGGCGCGATCCCGATCACACTCGGAGACTACTCCCGCGGCCGGCGCCTGCAGGCCGTCAAGAGCTGCGCGGGCTCGGCCGTCTACGTCTACCGCAACGGATCGCTGTGGTGGGACGGCCTGCTGTGGACCATGGACCGGGCCAAGGACGAGGCGGGCAACCCGACCATGCCGATCAGCGCCGGCACCGCCGAGTCCTACCTGGACCACACCAGGCTGCTCACCGACCTCCCCGCGATGACATCCGCCGACCAGCTCGCCATCGCCTGGTCGCTCATCGACCACCTGCAGGCCGACCCGTACGCGAACCTGCGCATCACCTACGACACCAGCCAGGCCTCCGGGGTCATCCGCGACCGCGTGGCCTACCAGGGCGCGGCCAGGCCGACCTACGGCCAGATGCTCAACGACCTGGCCGGCCTCGACGACGGCTTCGAGTACCTGATCCGCACCCTGGTCGACCCGACCACCGGCGCCAGGACCCGGCGCCTGCGCCTGGGCTATCCGACCATCAGCAGCGCCACCGTGCACACCCTCACCGAACCCGGCGGGGCCATCGTGTCCTACCGCTTCGCCCAGGACGGCAGCCGCGGCGCCACCTACCTGTCCGCCCAGGGCGGCTCGGCCATCTCCAGCGTCCACAAGGACACCGCCGCCCTGGCCGCCGGCTATCCCCGCACCGACCTGACCACCAGCTACACCACCATCACCGACGCCTCCGTCCTGGAGGCGCATGCCGCGGCCGACCTGGTCCGTGCCCGCGTGCCCGTCCTGATCCCCCAGGTGAGGATCCGCCTGGACGGCGCCCCGGACATCACCCCGGACGCCCTCGGCGACTACGTCAGGCTGAACATCACCGACGAGCACTTCCCTGACGGCACCGTGCTCACCTACCGCCTGGTCGGTATGAACGTGACGCCCGACCAGCGCGGCACCGCCGAATACGCCGACCTGGTCCTGAACTAGGGGAGCCCATGGCGCCGAAGCATCCCCGCACCACCGAAGGCCTCATCGACCAGCTGGCCAAGCGCGTCGAACAGCTGCAGAACGCGCTCGCGCGCGGTCCGATCCTGCCCTCCTACACCTCCGCCACCCTGCCGGCCAGCCCCCCGACCGGCCTGGAGGTCCTGGTCACCGACCTCGGCCTGCGCGCCTACTGGAACGGATCGGCCTGGATCTACCCGCCGCAGCGGATCGGAAGCCAGACCCTCGCCGCCCCCGGCACCATCACCATCCCGGTCCCGGCCGCGGCCGCGGCCGCCTTCAGCACCCTGCGCGTGACCTGGGCCGGTGCCGGCACCACCGCCGGCACCGCCACCTACATGTGCCTGCGCCTGAACGGCGACAGCAGCACCAGCTCCTACGTGTGGCAGTTCAACCAGGCCAGCGGGACCGCTCAGAGCTCCATCGGCAGCAGCGGCACCGCCGCGCAGATCCAGATCGGCACCCTGGCCGGCGCCGGCGGCACCGCCGGCTACCTCGGAAGCGGCGAGTTCACCATCCCGAACCCGGGCGGGAGCGCATACAAGGCGCCGGCGGGCATCTCGAACTCCTCCAACAGCCCGACCGGCACCTTCTCCGGCAGCTACGGCGGCCAGTGGCTGTCGACGGCCGCCGTCGCCTCGATCACCCTGCTGGCGCTCAGCGGCAGCCTGACCGCCGGGTCCACCGCCACCGTGTACGGATCCTGAGGAACTGAGGAGCCCATGACGATCTTCGGCCCGGACATCTCCTCCTACCAGGGCGGCCTGGACCTGTCCCGGCTCGCGCAGGCCGCTTTCGTGATCGCCAAGACCACCGAGGGCACCTACTACACCGACGCCGCCTTCGAGACCTGGCGCCGGCAGGCCGCGAGCCTC